AGAAGTGTCTAAGCTCGCAAATAGTATTACAGGCGGTGAAGCTGATAAGAGGTTTTTGGGTTCATCGCTTGTGTAATACACGTCTGCAAATCCAGATGTACCAGCGAGGAAGGAGCCACTATCCGAGGAGTCACATATCTCAAAATCATCGTCGCCTAACCGAGCGTATATTGATGTGTCTTCAGTCTTAACAGAAGAGGCGGGCACATACTCGACACTTAGACCTGCCGGTTCTTGTGTTGTAAATTTACTCTGGCAATCCAGGTGAGCCCACGGATCCGAACTGTACCGCTTGACATTTATGTACGGATCAACACTGCCGGATGCATATAGATTAATAGTGTATCCATATGCGCTGAGCGACCCGTAAGACTGCCAGCTATTCCGTCTCAATAGCGTTACCAGACCTCGCTGCCCTGCTTTGATATTAAATTCATTACCCGTAACACCACTGAATTCTAAAGAATTATCAATAAAATCATATACAGAAATAACAGGTGTGAAAGTATCAATGAAAGACTGACCGCCAGAACCATATACGTATAATACTACCCGATACTCACCCGGGAATTCATAAGCGTGAGTTGCAGTTGGTGCATCCGATGTTGTGCCGTCGCCAAAATTCCACAGTACTTTTGTATTGGATATTACAAAGCTGGGGGTACTTAGAACCGGTATAAAGGTGAAAGTGCTCTGGGGTAATGCATACCCCGAGAGCGATATTTCATCTTTATAATTCTTAACATCGAAATTTATTAATACTAAGTTACTCATTAGATATAACTCTTATTTTGTTTACGAATGTACTTAAATCTGCCAGTATGGGGTATTTGAAATACGGTAATTGTATATTTTGCTCAACAATTCGTATATCCGCAACAGGGTATACCGGATTGTGCATTAATAAGCTTAAGCCCGGAAATGATATGGTAAAATTATTATTTGATCTTACCGTCTTAAAATCGACAACGCCTTCAACGTTTAATACTTGAGCAGACAAGAAATTAATATCTACTAACAATCCTAGATTATCGTCAGTTGTTTTAAAATACTCGGTGAAGATATTCGCAACGTCTTTCTGGATCCGTTCGAAGTTACGACGCGAAGCTCCATTAGCTATAATTTGCAAATAACTCTCATCGCCGATAGTAGCCAATAGTTTCTCACCCGCATCTTTTACACCGAAATCCGTAACCACATAAATTGGATCCATTAATACAACTTCACTATTTGCTAGCTTATACGGTGCGATTTCGTTTGAAATTAACTGTTTCTGTGACTGATTGAGATAGTTTAACCGAGAAGTTAAAGATGTTACCTTTTGGAATCGGGGCACTGTGTATACATACACATTGTTGAAACTGACACTAGAACCGAAAGATACTTGATTGAGCAGTACTCGGCTTTCAGCACTAGGCTTCTCTACACCCAAGTCAAAATAATATTTCAAGTGGCCATTGATGAAATCTTTATTATTAACTGCTTTGACACTAGACATTATACCTCCAAAGTTTTTCTTAACGAATGTCTCGTAATCTTTGGTCGCTAATAATCTAAATTGAGTCTTAAATGTATTCAATGCATTATCCTTTATGCTCTGAACACTTTCAATGTCTCTAAACTGGGTTGATGGATCGCTATTGGAAAATGCAATCTTGTTTGAGTCTGCTATGGTTAGTCGGGTGAGTCTATTCGATAAAGTATCATTCAAAATAGTATTGAAGCGATCCGATGTATAGAATAGCAAAATAGACCCATTTAAAGAGTCGACATCCACCTCACCCCGCTGCCTGTCTGTCTGGAGATAATATATAGCTACTTCATCATTTGCGTTTAACTGTTTACCGAAAATGTTATTACCAAATTTAACCTCATATCGGCCATTTTCATTTAAGCGTATTTCATATTTCTTAGCAGCGAAGTCTTCTAAGAATAGAGATTCAGTGGGTTGATACAATTCAAAGGCTGGTACTATTTTGGAATTATCTTTGACATAGATATCTATGTTAAAATGATCTATGGAGGAATTAACCCCTTCTTTATCGACCGCTGTAATAGTTATCTGCTCATATGGCTCGCCCATTGAAACGTAAGATGGATATTCGACTGTCTTACCTTGGTATAATAAAGATTGGTTAGAGAGATCGCTTAATATTTCCACCCCGGATGTATTTTTGAAAAATGTAACATCCTCGTTGAATGTATACGAGACACCATTCGCAGTGAAGTATGAATATCGCGGTATCGTATAAGATCCCGAAGCCAATTCTCCGCTACCTACCGACTGGAATGGTAGTGTGGCAGTCTGCATACCTAGCGGATTGTAGTTTAATACCTTCACAATCTTGTTGATATTTTCATACAGAGACGCTTGCGAGAATTGACTCTCTGCGCTAGTCTGGTTCAAATAAAATAAAAGAGTATGATAGGAGTAAGCAATTATCTCAATAATGGTAGATATGTTGCTGCCTTGATAATTCTGATCAGTAAAAACGCGGCTCTGGTTAAGCCTATCAACTATCAGATTGCGAAGGGTGAGTGCATCAAACGCTGCATACCCATCTTTCGGCATTTTAAAATCGCTATTGTCGGTCATATTAGTTAAATTTAAACCCAGAATTACTTAATGTTCCCGCCGAAGTAAACGTCGTATCAGCCCCAAGTAAAGGGATTGCATAAGCTACTATCACTTCATACTGATTCGCGTCTTCGTCTTTTATTATCGTCACACCGGTCACCCTGACCCGAGGTTCGAAGCGCCTGACCCCCTCGACAATCAAGTCACCTATAAGTTGGGCATTAAATTCATCTACCGGCAAAAACAGGAATTTCTTCAGATTTAACCCAAACTCAGGCGTCAAAGGCCTTTCGCCTGGTGATGTATTGAAGAGATTATGCAGGGAATTCATCACGGCGCGCCTATCATAGCTGATAACTGCGTCCTGAATCTCATTGTCTTTACCTAATTCCGGGTTTTTAGTATACCCAAATTCCAGATCCAAGGCCATATCAGCATATATCTGCTGATTATTTGTACGTCCAAGCGCACCCAGGCTCTTAATTTTTATATTAGCCATTTATTATATTTATTTGATAAAATGAGTATACGATAAATAAATACTTATAAGATGAAATTTACTGAAATTTACGAGAACACCATAACTCGGCATGTCAATGGCGGGTTGCTAACCGGTGACCTGGTAAAATTTAAGAAGAACGCTATACACTATCCTGCCTTCGAGGACCAGGAAGAGTTGAAGTTTTTGATACGCGCACTCATGGCTAGCGACCTAAACCTGCGCGTAGTTAACATCAAGAACAGCTCACCCGCAGTTATGGGCGGCAGTAACACTGACTATATCAATAAGCCTACTGATCGCATAGTGGATATCGCTCAAGAGATTGCGCCTGGTAGATTTTACAATTTCGTCTCGGTGCCCTTAGTAGTTCTGGATGTAATAAACACAGGTATTAATGGATCGCCTATCCCCGATAGCTTAAAACGGAAAGACACTACACAGATTGAGCCGCGACTGGTTGACATCAAAGCTGACGGGTTGAACGCGTCAACTATCAATCAGACAATGAAGTCACCCGATGCTAAGGGTAAACTGGTTGATGGTGATCGTACTCTCAAGAACACCAACATCAAAATCCCGTCAAAGTCTGCTAAGGATACCAAGTATACAAACAACTACCTACCTAAGGGTCGTTAAGCTAATACAAGCCGCATAACAGTTGATCTCTTGATCCGCTACGAAAGCAGATCTATATAGATGCTCTGCTATAGTTAGCAAACTCATCTTACGCTTTTCAACATCTGATTCTGTTTGATCGATGTAGTTGAATAACGACTTGAGCAGGTTTATGTAGTCGCTGTTAAACAGTGATTCATTTGTAATAAGATACTTTCTAAGAGAGGCTACATCCTTCTTAGATATAAATGAATACAATGTTTCACACAATTCATCTGTAGTATTTTCCGGTAGAATTAATTCACCACCAATACTGTATTTCTGCAATTCATTGATACATCTACGAATATCTGGGTATATATTCTTTACAAATTCTACAAATTTATTCTTGCATTGATCGCTTACCTTGATACCTTCTTTGCGCAAGACAGTAAAGCAATGAACAACTACTTTATCTAGCGGTGGTGTAAGATCAAAACTTTGGCATCTACTCATCAAAGCAGGGATAATTTTATATTTAAAATTGCCGGTAAGGATGAATCTTGTTACCCCACTGAACTCTTCCATCGTGTTACGCAATGCTCGTTGGGCATCTACGGATAAGGCGTCGGCTTCGTCTAGGATAATGACTTTAATTTTACCATCAATGCTCTTTGTCTGCGCAAAGTTGATAACTTTATTTCTAATAGTATCAATACCATTTTCATCACTTGCGTTGATATAAAGGTACTGACATCCAAGCACATCATTGACAAGTATCTTTGCCAATGATGTCTTACCAATACCCGGATTACCCAAAAATACCAAATTAGGAATTTCTTGCTTAACCGCAAACTCTTTGAATGATCGCTCGTTAGTTGGTGATAGAATGATATCGCA